AAACTTACCTATTTCACCGTTTAAGATTGTTGCGCCAGGTCCGTACTTATCAACTGTAACAATTTCAGATATATCAAGCATTGACAGATAGAGCCACGGGTCAGCAATGCAGGCAAGGTCTGTCGGCCTTGTTGCATACTTTCCTAAGAGCTTGAGCACTGTCAGGAAATTATCCTGCGATACTGCAGCCCCAAGATTTGATTTCTGGCTTGTGTTGTCAACAAGTCCGAAGTGTCGGAGTCCGTCAAATACAAGCACCTTGTTTGTTGCGCTTATGTTTGAGCCGCCTGCCAGATAATAGTTAATGTTTAATACACCGGTTGTAGCATCGCCGTTTAGAATGACGTTATCTATTGCCTCTGTCATCTTGTCATTCATGTCAGCTCGCAGCACGTCCTGTATTGCAAGGATTGAGTCCTCGTTAATTTCATCTGAGAAGTCAATCTCACCCATTATCTTACCGGCTGTCAGTGTTACGCTTCCGGTATTTGGGTTGGATGCTGTTGTTGCAGCGTTTTCAGATGCGTTGTAATAGATTGTCATGCCGCTGTCTTTTATAGGCAGTGTATATGGGTTTGACGGCATATCGACAAACCTTACCAGTGAGGCTATCCTTGAGTTTACCCTCCAGTTCTCCCAGAGTACGCTATCCATAAGTGTAGGCACCCATTCATTGCCAGAATCTGCAGTAGTTGAGTCCATTGCTTTTGTAAACTCATCAGAAAGCGGGATGTTGAAGGCCTTGCAAATCCTGCCATGAAGTTCAAGCTCGTTTGCATTCATGCCTTTGTATTTGCCGGTATAGACTCCGAAGTTCTCGCCCTGTACAGATTTATCCTTTACAGGTTTTGTAAGTTCGGCAATCTGGGTGTGCATTGACTCCTTGATGTCAGCAAGCATCGCATCATAGTTGGGTTCCTTGATGTTCTTTACTGTATCAGAGAGGTCGGCAACCTGCTTTTTAAATTCGTCTATTGTTATTATTTCTTCACTCATTTAATGTCCTTTCCTGTAGCCTTGCTCAAGGCCTCGTTAAATATTTTCTTAACATCTTCTTTGAGCCGGCTTTCAAAACTTAGTGTGTTTGTTAACTTTTGGGTTACGTCTGATATTGCTTTAGTCAGTATTTGTATGTCTTCTTCTTTGAAAGCATTGGCTTGCTTATCGTCTTTGGCCTCATTGGCTTGAGGCATGAGTATAGACAGTTCGTTTACAGCATTGCAAAGGGTCTCAGATGCCGATTGGCTTCGGCCCTCCTCCGTCCAGTGCTTTGCTAAATTGATAATTGAATTTACTGCGCCGTTAAAGCGCACCGTTTCCATGTAGTAAGGCTCGTCTTCCTGCCATGATATATCTTTATCATCGAACCCTGGCGGAATCTCTTTGCCTAATTCTTCATAATGGTCTGCTAAATGTTTTAAGGTTTCTTCAAGATCGCAATCATTTTTCTCTTTTAATAAAGTGTACATATCGACTGCAACGTCTTCAAATTTCAATTCTTCGTCTTTGTGCCTGAATTTGAAATTAAACTCTTTGTCTTCTTTTTCTTTTAAATCAACTCCGGTAAATATCTTAGTGCCTGTAATCCATGCGTTCTGGTTCATAGGGATAGCAACTATTGAGACCTCCCATAGTCTCACCTTTTTAAGTAGTCTTACTCCTGTTACTTTATCTATGTCGGCTTCCCTTACCTCATAACCGATTGAGAGGCCTTTTAAATCGCCGTCTGTTATAAGTGCATATACGTCTTTTCCAAGCTGCGTGTTAAGGTTGATTTCGGCTTCACCATAAAGGCCTTTTTCCTGCTCCTCTAAGATTTTCCATGAGCCTATGACCTTGTCTAACTGGTGGCTAAAAAGCATTACGGGATTTTCCATAAACTTAGCCAAATCCTCAAAAAATGCCCCGGGGATTATCCTATCGCCCCCCTCATCTAAATCGTATGTGGAGGCAAAGCCTTTAAAAAATCCCCTGTTTCCCTTAGCCTTGATTTCAAAATTATTAAAATGTGTCTTGCGTGATAAACTGTCTATAAGTTCCTGTGTTAACAGTTCCTGTGTTAACAGTTCCTGTGTTAATGTATCCATTTTTAAACTCCTTGATTGTAAATAAAAAAGACCCGAAGGACTTTCGTATGTAAATTTTTAAATTGTCTAATCTATTTCTGATACTGGTATTACCGAGCACCTGCAGTTTACATGGTTCGGTTCGTTTTGTACTCCTGAGCTAAAAGTCTGGTTAATAGGTATCGTGCCCTCGTTCTGGTTCCCCCAGCAAATCTCTGAAACTCTGTCATCTTCCATTGTCTGCCATTTCTTGTAACCTATTTTACACTCCTTGTAGTACTCAAGTGAGGCCTTGCCGTAAGCATTGGCCGACTCGGTACGTGCAATGCGCTCTGAACGGTAACCCTGGTACTGAGTAAATCTTTCTGTTATCTTTTTCTTTAACTGGTCAACTGTATCCCTGCTTGAAATGCTCTCAGATATAAGGCCCCTTAAGTCCTCGATGGATGTCTTGTCTGTCATTGACTTAAGTTTGCCTAAAATTTCATCAGCCGCATTTATTATTCGTGGGCTGTCATTCATCTCTAAGACAATTCCGGTAACGTCAGCCGCTCCCTCAAGGCCTTTCTCAAGTGATAGCCTTACCCAGTAGTCAGCCTTTTCTATAATAATTTCCCCTATGTCGTTTGCTATCCAGAGGGCCTCAAGGTCAAATGGGTTAATGTCTTTTTGCAGCCTTGAGATTGCCCTGTTTAGTTTCTGCGCCTGCTTATCAAATGCCTTGTCCATGTCGGGCTTAAAACTTGCAATAATAGGATTAATCCTGCGCTCCCTGTTCCTTGTCATGTTGAGCGCTTTTTTAAAAATCAGTTTTTTTTTACATCTGCATCTGCATCAGGTTTAGGCTCTCCTGTAACTGCCATCATGGACAGCGGCATATAAAACTGGTCCATTGCGCTGTCTTTTACAACGTCATCCCCCAGTATCTGCCTTGCCTCGTTTGGAGTCTTAATCCCTGCATTTACCTGCTTTATTATACGGTCAATGCGCTCGTTCTGGCTTTCCTGCAGCACTTCGATTTGCGAATAATCCACCTCATAAAACAGGTCAGGTCCCCAGACAGGGACTGCGAAAAACTCAGTTAAATAACTTGCTAATCGGTTAAGTTTCTTTGAGAGCACATCGGCCCAAAAAATCTTTCTCTGTTCCTGCGAGTTGGCATAGTTTGCGTACTCGTATATGTTTACCATTACCGGAGGCACCCGATATATTGCGAGTATCTTTTCCCTGAAATTCTTTTGCTGCGCAATAAACTCAGCGTCTTTCTGGTTTATGCCGACAAGCTTGTATTCCATGCCAGCTTCAAGTATTGCCGTTTTATAGGCGTTGTTATAACCCTTAAAAAGCTTATCCCATTGCGCCTCTAACCTTTTAATCTGGTCAGGATTTAAGTTCTTTTCGGTTGCTAAAAACCCATCAGGCCTTGATGAGTTCTTAAAGAAATTTCTTGCATAAATGTTTGAATAGATATTTGACTCAACAGCCACCCTTGCAGCAGTCATAGGTGAATGGCCGTAGTAAAAGTCCTTAGGGGAGGGATACTTAAAATGCAGCACCTCGCCTGGCTCAAAAGTAACCTTATCTACCCCGTTGTCGTATATATAGCCTTTTATGTAGTCGTTTCTGTCAGGTACAATCTTTACCCAGTCGGGCCTCATCCAGTAAAGCTCCCTTGGTATGTTTAAACTGTCCTTTACAATATACCAGTAACAATTTCCTTGTAGCTCAAGGCTAAGCAGTGTCTGCTCCTTGAACTCATCCTCAGTTGTGCGGTTGTTTACTTTCCTTAAAACCTCTATTGCGGGATGTTCTATGATTTCCTCTTTTGAGATTTTGCCGTCTTTTTTAATCTTCTTGTAAAGATTAAATCCTGCATCCATTGAGGCCTCGGCAATGGTATGCACGCATGAATATACCCACTCGTCAGCCGAGTATGCTGTCCCGTAAGCCGAGATTGATACAGGCTTTTCAAGTCCGTACTCCGACTGGTATTTGGCCACCATTACGGAAAGCAGATCATCTGCAGATGTCTTGGCTTTAGTATAGCCTGCCCTTGCTAAAATGTTGTCAATAAAACTCATTATCTTTCTCCAATGATTATTATATTCGGCACAGCCTCAAGGCCTGCCTTATAAGTCCCATAGCGTCCGGCATCCATGCAATGATCCGCAAACTTTACCGGCTCCTCTAAAACGTTTCCGTCCTTGTCTTTCTTATACGAGTAGGACTGCCTTTCCTTGATTGCGTTAGTGCTGTCTTTGGTAATCCCTATAACGTGTGTCTTGCAGAAATCTATTCCGTCTTTGACTGACTTGTCAGCAGGGTATATGTTAAATCCTGCCCTGTAAAACTCCTCAATCCTTGCAGGTTCGGCACTGTCAGCATACCAGTTATAGTTAAGGTCCGTCTCTGAAACTGCCTGCTTGATTTCATTTATCAGCTCTGTATTAGTAAGATTTGACTTATAATAGACTTCCTGCCAGACTGCCCTGCCGTCTATCCAGTAAACCTTCACAACAGTTGAGGGATTGTTATACCCGAAGTCTATACCGAATGTTATGTCGTCAAATCCCTCCGGCTCATCTACTGTCGGGAAGTGGTATATTGTTTCTGTAAGAGTACCCCACTGGCCCAAAGTGTAGATATGGTAAAAGTTATCATCCTGGTTGATTAAGTCTTCAATTTCTGCCACTATCTCAGGACTTAAGTTCTTTATGTTATCCTTATAAGTGGATACGTTTTCTGCTATTCCAGATGTACGCTTGTCAAGTAGCTTAGTCTTAATCCAGTGCAGACTTGACACAGGATTGAAAGTTAAGAATAACTGGTTTCCTTCCCCTTTTCGTGAAGCCCTTAAGTTAAACTGCCTGAAATCCTCTAAGGTAAAATCAACAGCCTCCTCAAGCCAGCAGTCGTTATAATCTATTGAGGCGATTTTTCCAGGGTCATCTAAAGACATGAAGTAAACAAGATTGTTTTTGTATCTAAGCTCAAGCTCTGTTTTATTGAACCTGACAGGTATTTGGTATTCTTCAAGCAAATCAAGCATCAGCTTCATTGCTGTTTTTCTAAGTGCCGGTAAAGTCTTTCTTGCTATTACAATTACCCTGTTATCACCAGTTATCAACTTGTTAAAGATTATGTGCTGTGCCAGTGAGTACGATTTAGAGCTGCGAGTCCCGCCACGAAGGATATTAATTCTTTCCTTAGTCTTCTCAAGCCAGTCATAAACTTTTGTAACGCTGACATTAACTATCCTTGTCATTGTTGCCGTTGCCGTCATGGTGTATTCTTATTTCCAAAGGCTCTATGCCCTCAATCTCTGTATGCTGCCTGTTTGCAAGCAGCTTATTCATCAAGGCAACCATTATCGTCGGGTTTGTATAGGCCTGTTCTACAAACCTTACAAAAAGTTCTTTCTTTTTATCTTTTTCTACAGTCTTTATTGCTGCCTGAAGCTGTCCCATATAAGAAACTTTTGGCCTGCCGCTTGGATTACCTGACTGGCCTTTTTGGAATTGACCTTTTTTATCCCTGTTTAAATCCTGTTTAGCAGGCTTCTTAAGTTTTTTTTTAGATTTTACTTTTTCATTGTTACCTTTATCCATTTTGCACCACTGCCTTTAATGCCCTGTTCATTTCGGTTATTGTGCTTTTTAGACTTTTCAGCTGTTCGACCTTAATCCGCCACTTGCCATATTCTGCTATTGAGTCAAACAATTCGCTTTCAATATCGGCAAGTAAGTTAGAGTTTTCCTCAAGTATCCGTAAAGCCTGCTCGACTTGAAGCGTGGCTATTTCCTGCGAAGTCAGTTTTGGTAATCTTTTCTTGAAGTCCATTTCAGGGCATAAAAAAAGCACCCTTTCGAGTGCCTAAAATTGATATTCTGTTTTTTTAGATAGTTATATACGTTACAAAAAAAATATATGTTTTTTAAAAATTTGTCAATAATTTTTTTATTTTAGCCCATCAGGAAGTTCATAGCCTAATTTGCGCTCAATCTTTCGGCTTACCCTTCTTAAATCCGACTCAACTTTTATCTTAAAACTCAACAATGCCACACTTGTCGGGGCCTTACTTTCCCCTGGTATCTTTGACGGATTTGACCCTGTATCTATGCAGTGGCCGTTTAGGTAGGTTATAAGCTCATCAAGACTTTCCATGTTTGCAATCAATCGCTCCAGTGGATTGATTAAAAGTTTCTTTCTATACATTCTCCTCCTTTGTCCATCCCGGCTTTTGTTGCATAAGCCTTTTAAAAAATTCCGGGTCTTCTTGCTTTCTCAGTACCCTGATGCGGTTCTTTACTGCCTCCCTTGTGTAAGCTGTGTTAAATACCTTGTTTAACTCGTCTATACAGCTATCAGTCAAGAGGTCTATTAAGGGGTAGCAGTCTTTGCAGTCATGCGTCTTGCCATATTTCATAGTTTCTCCTTTAGCTCAGAAAGGATTTTTTCATAGTCAAATATCGTGTAGTGAGCGATTATTTCTGATTTAAAATTTATGTACTCAAGATCGTCCGGCCTGTTAGCTTGCATCCATTTTGTAAACCAGGGAGAATTTTCATGCGCCGACAGGTTAAAAAACTTATGGTGTCCGGCACACAGGCAAGCCCCGTTACGTAAATCAAACCTCAAAATATAAATCGAGCGGCCTGCTATGTGGTGAGCATTGAGATTATAAGGATTTCCACAAACCTCGCACGCTCCCCTTGACCTTACTATCTGGCTCCAGAGGGCATCGCATTTCTTTTTTAAATTTGTCTTGCTTACCTTTTTCATCTCAAAAAAAAAGAGGCTTATCCCCTAAGATTTCTCCTAAGAAATAAGCCTCCGGTTTCCGGTCAACTATTATTTATTTGTCAAAACTGCATAAGTTCCGTGAATGGTTACTATGGACTTTCCGCTCTTGCTTATCGATACTGAAACATACCCTTCCTCAATTTCGTTTATCTGTTTCTCAAAGGGTTCAAGCGCTTTTACAACTGCGTCCTTGTTTGTTATTATAAACCTCTAAACTTTATTTACAACTTTATCTGCTATTTTATTATTTAATGTATCTATAATTTCAAGGCCGTACATAAGGCCTGTACGTTCTATAACCTCAATAGTGTAAAATTCAACATCCCCTGTTATGCTGTCAATATGGAAACGGATCGTGTCAACTATGTCCTTGATTAACTTTTCTGCAAAGTTATGCTCAAACTTTGTGCCTGTTATACGGAGACGATATTCTTTTATCATTCTATCACCTCTACTATTATACGGACTTTTTTGCCAACAATTTTAACTAATTTTTCACCAATATCGTCTTTAACTGTATAAAGGTTTAAAGTACCACCTATCCAAAAATCACTTTCATCTTCACCATAAGTAATTTCTCCTTCAACCACTACTTCACCTTTTATAACAAGGTAACAGATTTCTCTTATAGCATTGTCAATATCTAATTCTTTAAAATCTGTTTGGTGTACCCCATCTTCATCAACAACTAAATGAGGAACAGTAAAATTATTTGCTACTACTTTTTG